CCTCTATCTGGCCGTATTACGGGACCAGGCGGTTACCTCCAACACCTTTAATAAGGTGAAGGATTAAGGAACCCCTTCTACTATGCGTAGACTTGCTTAACAAGCCTTGGGCCTTCGTAGGTTCCAGGGTGGATCACTGTGATTAAATCAGTGAGCAGACTTAAAGTAATGTACTTTGAGTCCTCACTTGGTGTTATTCCTTCAATCCGGCTAGTGGTTCCGTTCGATTACCTTATATCAATTAAGATATAAGATATGGGTCGTATCAGTTTTTAGGCTGAACGATGTAATCTGTTTAGGTGGATGTGCTTAACGTACGCCCTTTCGAAGATTTTGTCTTCTTAGGAACATTACGCTTTACCCAGGGTTTCGCTAGTGGTATACCCTTTAAGACCTTTCTTTCTACCCCCCTTAAAAGGGGAGGTTCGTAATCCTTCTTCAAGGTACGAACCAGGATAAGGTCCCAAAAGGCCCTCTCAACTGAGAGGACTCCCGGCATACCGGAAGACCTTATAATCCCTTTGTCTTTCGAGACAAGGGCTATAGGTCCACGGCTTAAGATTATAATCTCGCCTAGGAAGTCTAGCGGAAACTCTAGGACACTATGTCCACCTTTCATAAAGAGAGGCTTGAGTCTAATCCCACTTAGGGGCACCAACCTACTGTTGTTACAGAAAGATAAGTAATATTTTTCCAGTTCATCACAAAGTTTCGTCTCTGCAGCCATAAATGGTCTTGCAGCGAGAATACCAAGTTCTGATCAGGTTTTAAATACTACCTTCTCTTCCTCTGTTAACTTCACACCCATTGCTTTACTTGTCCACATGGTGATCAAATCATTATGATCCCATGCGTACTTGTAAACATTAGCGGCCCCTTGTTTATAAAGGTTCGTCGCGGCTTTGCGCATTTTGAGTTCTAACTCCTGCCAGAAGCTAAGTCTTGTAGTAGATAAATACATAGACATATCATCCAACTCTAGAGAGGGTGAAGGATTTATCCTGCCCTCAACATTGTTGAGATACTGTCCACTTGGATCTTTCTTATAATTTTTGATTATAGAAAGACCAAGGTGTATTCCCGTTACTACGAGCAAATCCGATAGGTTTGATAACCCAGAAAAGGATTGACCGTAGGTAAGGGTCTTAGTACTTACTACCCTAGGATTAATCTCCCTAGGGGCCATGGCTCCCAACAGTCGTTGAAAACAATCTGGCACAAGCAACAAGCGCATTTTAAGGAATAACTCACTCCTGAACGTTACAAGATCAGGGATAGAATTATTCAATAAAAGGCCTATTGGCAAAGGTGATACGTCGACTCCATTGACACATAGCTTAGATGCAAACTCCCAAGAATCATGTCCTTCCGTAGGAAGAACTGATTTGGGGAGTCTGATATCTATGCCTAGTTTGTCAATGAGAGACACATACACTTCGGCGACGCGACAGTTAGCGATGGCTACATCATCTCCAAGAATTATATATTCTTTGAAGTGATTGTAACCACATAACTTAGCCGCTAAGCGGACCAGTATATGGTGTGTGTAAGCAAGTGATGATCATGATGAATAGAGGCCCATCCCCTGACCGGTGTTGTAATAAATTACTTCACCGCTTGGGAGACGGAAACCCTCTCCAATCATGACTTCAGCTCATGCTTCACAACCCTTTTTACTGAGTCCGCATAGGTGTAATACCAGTATCTGAAGTGATACTGGTAAACGATCAGTTGCTGCTGTCAAGTCATAGCAGTAAACCTTTTTCCCACTATTGTATCAAGCCTTGGCCTGGTCAATGGATCGCTTCTGATCAAATGTATAATCAGTGCTTAATTTCTTAAGACACTGAAACATGACATTATGAAGCGGTAAGAGGGTATTCTGCGTTATTCAGTCTGAAATTGCGATGACACGTGTTTTACCAAGACCATCAGGAAATGAGGCGAGTCGACGAATCGACAAACCAAATTTCTTAATGAGTCTTTTGGTAAAACCCATGTCCAAGACTTTATTCATTATCTCTCCTCCTAATCAATTAAGGAGTTGAGAGGGCAATCAAATTGACCCCGGATAGATGTTTGGGATTTTCATCCTCAAACGAAATTCGGTAATGAAAGTGTCAAGTGCCTTTAAGGCACTTGGCATCTTGTTTAATGCGCAACATTCAAGAAGAATGCGACTGAATCCCTTACCCATTGAACCAGACCTCGCTCATGTCCCAAGGTTTAAAAGCCCGGGACTGAACATAGTAACATGATCAACGTTGGGACAGTATTTACTGTTCCTGAAATGCAGACCAGGCGTGATATCTTTATGATATCGGACCATAAGATCCATTACCTCCACTGTACCACTATCTCTCCCCTGTTTAGGGGGATAAAGAATAGTAGAGAGCTTTGGTTGGGATCCTCATTCCAATAAACGATACATTCGAAAGAATGTTAGGAAAAGACACTTGTCAAAAGGAGACATCCTCGGAAGTTTCGATAGAAGGTTTTTAAGGTATAAGGGGACACCTGTTTCAGGGGTCACCTTACGCCAAAAACCTCCTTCGTCACAACGTTGGAGCTTACCTATTAAGATATAATTCTTCAATAGTAAGTAGTCCGCCTTGAGACAGTAAGTCAATTTACCTACATCCATCGTTTTAATCCAGGATATGTGAAGTTCTATAATGGACTTCAACATATTCTGAGATTCCCTCGACCTTAACAATGCAGAACATACTGTTCAGTGCACGTTAAGGACCCGCAGTGACTCTTTTCGGAATGAAGCCATTAGTAATGGTTCTATTTTGGTCTTACCCATCCCAGGTACGCCTGATGCTTTCACAAGGTGTGAGCCTTGTTGCCTGTTGTCAGACATACCAAGACGACTGCGGAGTCGGTCAATACAGGACTTAATAAATTCTGTATTGA